GTCGGTCAGCGTCAAGCTGATCAGGCGGGTGGTCAGTTTGTCGGCGAGGTCGACGCCGTTGATCGTCAGGCGCCACACCGGACGTTTGTGTTGTTGTGGCAGGTTCATTGTGGGATGAACGGCAGCGCGGTGACCAGGTCGCCCAGCGGCGTGCTGTCGTCGGTTCTGGCGAGCTTGAGGCTGAAGTCGATCTGCCGCGCGGCGCCGTCGGAAAAGAACAGGCTGCGGGTTTCGTTCATGTCTTCGATGACGTATTCGCCGTAGATGAGGCCGCTGCCCTCGATCAGCGGCCAGGCCTTGCCGGTGTCGGCCATGCCGCGAAGCATGGCCAGCGAGACGCGGCCGCCGGTGACTTCCGGGAATAGCGTTCCGGTCAGGGTGATGCTGTCCTCGCCCGGGCCGATGAACTGCCGCGCCGGACGCTGCCCAACCCGCGAGTTGCTGGGGTGGCGCCATTGCGTGTGGCGCTGTAGCTGCTGATAGGGGGCCGTGCGCAGCTCGAAGATGAACAGGCCGAGGGCCATCATCATGGGTGTCTCTCCTATTCCCGATCGCCGAACCGGCTACGCCCGCTCGCCGCCTGTCTGCGCTGGATCAGTTCCACCTGCCGCGCCACTTCTGCCGCGAGGTTCTGTTCATTCATTCCGGCGCTGGGGTGGACGTGGATAACCACCTGCATGCCCCCCATTCCACCCATGCCACCAGACGCGAGCGGTGGGCGGTTGTCGATGCCGCCGGCAATGGCGGCGGTGCCGATCATCATGCCGGCGCCGGCGGCGGTGAGTTGCTTGGCCATCTTCGCCAGAGCGGAAAGCGGGGCGCCCTTGCCGCCGGCAATGCCTTGTTCAAGCCCTTGCATGGTGTAGCCGCCGATCTCGGCGAACACGCGCGATGGCGACTTGATGCCCAGGGTGTCCTTCAGCCAGCCGACTGTTTCTTTGCCCAGCCCGGTGACTGTTGATTTCAGCGCGCCCAACTTGGCCTTGATGCCATTGATGATGCCGTCGACGATGGCGTTGCCGATGCCGAGGAATTCTTCCGGGAGCTTCTTGAACCAGGCCACCAGCTCGGCGACCTTGGCTTTGACGGCTTGCACCATGTCGTAGATCAGCCCGCCCAGCGTGGTCTTGTGACCGGCGATCTTGGTCAACAGGGCGTTGATGCCATCATTGAGCAGCGTGCCGGCGGTATAACCGGCGGTGAATGCGGCAGCGAGTTTGGCGAGCGGATTCAACAGCGTGCCGAGACCGGTCACCAACCCAGGCGCAGCCACGCCCAGCGTGGTCATGGCGAGCTTTGCAGCCGCAAACGGGCCGAGGATTGCGGCAACGGCGACAGCCAGCGCGCCGAGTGCGGTGGTTACGGTGGCCACCACGGCGGCAATCTGGGTGATGGTTGCTGTCCACTCCGGATGTTCACGCACCCAATCGCGGATGCCCTTCAGCACGCCGGCAACGGTCTGCATCAGATCCACCAGCGCGGGCTTCAGCGTGGCGCCGATATCGCTGGAGAGGTTGCCGATGGTGTTTTTCAGCATGTCGTACTGGGCGTTCTGGGTTTGCAGGCGGGACTGCATTTCCTTGTCCATGCTGCCCTTGGCCTTCTCGTCGTTCACCAGCTTCAACTGGCGGCGGTATTCGTCCAGGTTGGTCGCCATCTTGGCGGCGTCGTCGCCGAATTCCTTGCCGAACAGCCGGGTCGCGGCTTCGAGGCGAGATTCTTCCGGGAGCGCCTTGATGGCGTCCATCACTTTGATGATGGTGCCGGTGGCGTCGGCCGACATGTTTTTCTGGAGGATGCCGGAGAGGGCGTAGCCGCGCGACTCTTCGTCCATCTTGGCGAGTTCAGCCAGCTTCTTTTTATCGTCGACCAGCCCGGCGTAGATCATGCCGACTCCGGATTGGAATCGCTTGCCTTGCATGCCGGCCACGGCCAGCTCGCGCATCATCGCATTGCTGGCGCTGGCCGCCACTTCCGCGCCGGCGCCGAGGCTGAGGAACGTACTACCCAGCGCCGCCGCTTCCTTGAAATCCATCTTCAGCGTGGTGGCGGTACCGGCGATGCGCTGCATCACGTCGATGATGTCGCCGCCCTTGCTCAGCGCTTGATCGTCCAGCCAGTTGATGGTGTCGCCCAGTCCGTGGATGTCCTTGATCGGGATTTTGTAGAGCTGGCTTAACTTGGCGACGTTCTCGCCGACCTGATCGACCGGCAGGTCGAACGCGGTGCTCATGGTCGCGGTGAGCTTGGCGTAGGTGAGCAGGTTGTCCTTGCCCTGGATGCCCATGCGTGCGCCGGCCTCGACGATCTGGGCGATGCCGCCGGCGGCGAGGGGGATGGTCTCGGACATGGCTTTAATCTCGCGCGCCATGTCGTGATAGGTCTGGGTATAGCGGCCGTTGGCGTCTTTCGCCCCATCGACCTGGCGGGCGACGCCGAGCATCGCATCTTCAAACGCGGCGGCTTCCTTGGCCGCGCCGAGGATGGGCGCGCCCATCGCCACGCCGGCGCCCATCGTCACCGCGCCGCCGACGGCGAGCTTGTTGCGGAATTCGATGCTCTTGCGGTATTCGGCCTGGGCGGCGTTGACCGCGCGCATGCGTTCGTTGTGGACCTTGAGCGCTTCCGACTGGGTCTGCACCTCGGCGGTGGCTGCGGCGATGTCGGCCTTGAGTTGTTTCTGGTGCGCGACCAGTCCGGTTGTGGAAATGCCGGACTGGTCTAGCGCTTCCCGTAGTTTTCCCTTGCGCGTGATCAGTTCGACTTCGCGCGCTTCGAGGTCGGCGACTTCCTTCTTGGCTTCCTCGAAGGCCTTGGTCATGGCGCGGGTGGGCTTTTCCACCGCTGCCAGTTCCTGCCCCAGCTTCTGCGCTTTTTCCTGCGCGTTGGCGAGTTCGTTTCCTGTGATGGCGATGAACTTTGAGGTATTGCGGAACTGCTCGATCAGGTCGCCTTGCCGTTCCAGTTCCTTCAGCGCGGCCTTGGCCTCGCGCACTGCGGCGGCGGTTTCTTTGCTGGCCTCGCGCACGGCCTTGATCGGGGCGGTGGCCTGGTCGATCGCCTTGAGCAGTACTTCGAGCTGGAGTTTGTCCATGTCAGCCGCCTACCTTCATTCGCGCGCCACACACGGCGCATTTGAGCCACGCCGATTTTCCCGTCGAGGTGACCGCTTCCAAGCGGTGGTTGAATCGGCAGCGCGGGAATACATTTCGGCGGTGATCGCGCGGCTGCATCATTCCTCCGCGCTGTGCCGCACGCGGGCGCGTTCGCGCCAGGCGGCCAGGTCGGTGAGGCTCATGCTGTTCATGTCGGCGGGCGACCAGTGGAATACGACGGCGATGTCGGCCATCGCATCCTCTACGCGCTGGGGGAGAGCGCCGCTTTCGGCAACAAAAAACCGGTGACCTTTCCCCCCATGGACAACATGTCGGCCGGGTCCAGGGCGGCGACTTCCTGCGCGGTCAGGCTGGGGGTGGTGATGCGCGGCAACACGGTGATGAGCGCGCCGACGTCCATCTGCAGCAGATCGACCAGGCTGACGCCGCGCAACTCGCCGGCTGCGGGCTGGCGGATTTCTACATCATCAATCTGGGTTTCGCCGCGCTGGATGGGGGTTTGCAGTTTCATGGTAGATCCTGAGAAAAAGTGGGAAGCGGTCGGCTTCCCGAATATCGCTGGCGGGCGGTGTTTTCCTTACGCGAGGCCGATGGCCTTGCGCTGGTCGGCGAGTACGTCGTATCCGTCCACGCGTTCGATCATGTTGAGCAGGTCGATCTCGATCTTTTCGACGCCGTCGATGCTGAGCTTGTAGTAGCTGAGCGACATCTTGACGCTGGTCTTGCCCTTGTCGCCCGCCTTGACGTCGCCGGATTCGATTTCCTTATGGCGCCCGCGCACGACGATCTCGACCGCTTGCACGCTGCCGGTGGCATCTTCCTGGTAGGCGCCGGCAAAGCGGACCATGACGCCGTCCACCTTGGTATTGGCGTATTGGCTGAAGATGCCGGCCACGATGCCGGCGCAGGTGAAGTCGAGTTCGAGCTTTTCCTGCCCGAGGTCGATATCAACCGAGCCGTTCATGCCGCCGCCGCGAAAATCCTGCATCTTGCGGCCAAGCTTGGGCAGCTTCACGTCTTCTGCGATGCCCATGTAGCTGGCGGCATCGTTGAACAGGTTGAAGTTTTTGAGTACGCGCGGGAGTGCCATGGTCTTCTGCTCCGGTTAAGCGGCAATCTGGGCGGCAAAGTCGACCAGATAGCGATCAGTGATGCGCTGGCGGAACATGAGGTTTTCCAGCGGCGGGACGGGGGTGTAGTCGTAGTCGATGTACAGCTTGCCGTCTTTGAGGGTGGTTGCGCTGTTGGCGTCCGGGTCATACCAGGCGCTGCCGTCGATGATGTAGCCCAGGGCGCGCAGCTCGCGGAACTTGGCATTGATGCCTTCGATGATGTCGCGCGCCAGGCTGGGGTTGAGTGGCTTGTCGATAGCCCACAGATGCGCTTCGGCCATGGTGTCGGCCAGCACCTGGGCGGTGCGGGTGTAGTTTTCAAAGGCAAACAGCGGGTCACTGCTGCAGGTACGTGAGCCCCAGAAGCGGAAGCCGTCGTGGCGGATCAACGTGGTGACTTCGTCGGCGTTGAGGTAGCCGGCATCGGTGGCGGGGTCTTGCAGATCCCAGAACACATCGTGGCTAAGACCGGTGACGCCGTTGACGGGGATGTTGCTCAGCGTTTTGTGCCAGCCGATATCGTTATCGAGCTTGGCGCGCAGTCCGATGGCGTAGGCGACGGCGGGCGCTTCGGCATTGGCAGCGCCATCCCAGTCCAGGAAGTTCGGCCAGATCACCATGATTTCGCGTTGACCGAAGTTGGCGCGATAGAGCGTGGCTTCTTCCTTGGTGTCGCTGCCCCAGGCAGACACATAGGCGAAGCCGCGCAGCTGCTGCGCAATGGCGGACATGGCGGTCGCCACGGGCAGGGTATCGAGTCCAGGGCAGGCGATGATGCGCGGTTTAACGCCGAGTTGCGCCTGCGCGGCGAGCAGCGCTTTCAGGCCGGTGTACTGGCCGCCGGAAGTGACTGTGCCGATGACGTTGGTGTTGGTCGCGGCTTCGTCGCCGCCGGCTTCGACGCGCACCACCACCACCATGGCGTTGGTTTGCGCGGCGATGGCGGTTAGTGTTTTGGCGAGTGTGCCCAGTATGCCGGCTTTGGCGATTCCGGCCAGTACCGAGGTGAGCAGCACCGGGGTGTTGATCGGGTAGGCGGCGGCATCGGCATCGCTGGCGGTGGCGACGATGCCGATGATCGCGGTGGCGATGGTGCGGATCGGGCGAACGCCGCCGTCGATTTCTACGACGCGTACACCATGATGGTAGTCGGTGGGCATGAATCGGGCTCCAGAGTGTGGGGATGACGCCGCCAGTCTCGCGCGAGAGGTGTGCCAGCGTTAGGGCTGGTTGTTGTTTCCGACGAGGAGACAACAACAGGTTTAAACGACTTCGATTTCTTCCTCGGTTGTTGCGGCTTCAACTGCCGCCTTGCGTACCCACGAGTTGGCGTAGGCGGTTCGGGTCTGCGCGGCC